ACAAAGACAGATGTGTGATATGTGGAACACAGAAGTTTTGGACAGCAGATGATACTAGAAGACCTCCACTTCCACTGCACAAGGTTCGCAAGGGATATCCAATGAGAGGAACTTACTGTGAGAAACATGCAGCGATACACATGCAGTATGAGATGTTAGAACAGCAGATACTGGCAGAAGAGCATGGTCTTTCATTCAGTGCTTACATACCCTCTGCCAAGAGTCTGAATCCAGTCAATCTAGTGAAGTCAGGACCACTCACTACCTTGAGGCAGGAGGACATCAATTCCCTTGCTTCTCTAGGTTGGAATATATCTCCTCCACAGAATGCTTCTGCATCCCCTGAAGAGCAATTGTATTCTCTCATGATTCAACAATCAGCCATGTCAGAGAGAGTTAAGTCCTTATTGACGAAGGGTGTCGAAGTGCCTGTCGAGACAACGGAGAGTGAAGCATAATGGGACTATTCGGAACATCAAACTCAGCACTATCATCGCAAATGAACTCAATGAGCCAGCAGAATTTCAAATCTGTTAACAACTTGTTGACGCTTCAGGAAAACCATGTGGAAGAGTTCTTCCAATATCACGGAGAACAATTCCTGAATGCCTTTGAGCAACTACTAGAGGATGTGACTACAAGAGTAGTCAGTCAGATGCTAGTCAAACTCAAGATGGTATCCAACAACAATGGAGACTTGGAGATACACCCTGACTCGCTATCAGAGTTCACGACTATCACACAAGAGAACATAGACTTGGATATCGTCAATCTACTAGCGACTGCTGTTAACTCAGAAGTCATCATGCAGAGAAGGATGGCAAAGCAGCAATACCTAGAGTCACAAGGATTCACTTCTCCATCGCAAACTGGTGGGGGTGGGATGCCAATGAATCCACAAGGACTAGACCCCTCACAGATACAGGGTGGTAACATGGCAGTTGGTATGAACAACGCCATGATGCAACAACAAATGGCTTTTACCAATACATCAGGGTATCCTGTTCCTCCATCGGGTTATGACCAAATGAATAACCCGTATTGGATTGACCCTGCTACTGGTCAACCAACTTATACTCCACCACAAAGCGGTCTTGGTCTAGCACAAGGAATAGGTAAAGCCGTAGCATGGGCAAAGTGGTTGGCGTAGGTTGGGGCTAGATGAATGAGCGAGACTGTCATTATAGATACTGAAGTTATTCCAAGCGTGGAAAGAACTTATGAGTTGACCAAAGAAAATGTCGCTGATTTCAAGGGTGAGGCTAGAGAACTAGCCGATGACTATCTCATTCCATTTCTATTCAGTGGTTTCCCTGCTAATTTCAAAAAAGGCGGTGATGCCGACCTAGTTAGAACTAGAACTCGGAGACTACTGAGTGTAGGTGCTAATAAGTTTGAGAATGAAAATGAATTTAAGTTCTTCAAGAAGCACATAAAGAAACTATTCACTACGATAAAAAATGAGGATGTCATTCCTTCAGTAGACAGGAATGATATTCTCAAATCCTCCAAGGATGTCTTTGGTCAAGAGAAAACCAAAAAAGAAAAGGATGAAGAAGGCAAACAAAAAGTAGTTTTAGATACTAGCAGGAATCTACTCTATGACAACCTAAAGGGAAAGAAGTTCAGAGAACTTACTGAACCTGCTAAACTCGGTGCTGCGTATACTGGTGGAACGGAAGAGGGGATGTCATTCAGAGGAAAACTAGAACGTGGTGTAGAACCAAAAGACCTGATTGACAAAGAGAAACTGAGAAAAAATACTAAACTTACAGTTAATGGAAAAAAGGCAACATACACGATACAGATGAAGGAATACTATCGAGAACTGTTCAAAACTATGGGTATGGATGTTGATGATAACTTTGCCACGACAGCAAGGAGAAAGGAAACACAGTACCCGACAAAGTATCTTGAGACCGAGATAGAGGAACAACTCACTCCAATTCAGGGAAAGAATGTATCAGATATAGCAGGACTTAAGACCACATATGACACTAATGATAATGTAAAGATGGGCGAGATAAATGAGAATGGAGACTTTGAGCCATACATAGGAAGATTAGATACGTTAAGGGAAGAAGCAATAGATAAGTTGTTTGAAGAAGAAAAGGTAGAAGGTTTGCTTAAATTGTTCATGTCAGGGATAGGTGGATACTTCTTCAGACCTGTTGGTGACGACCAAAGAATAAACATCAATGATGTAATCATAGAGGTAGATTTTGGTTCTTCGATGAAACCGAAAGTCACCGTCACTCAACCAAACGATGAACTAGATTTGAAACTAATGTCACAGAAACAGTTTGTTCAGACAAGTGGATTGGAAGGAACAAAGCCAGTGGCAAAAATAGCAAGCATAAATAGACTAGTGCGTAGTATGGACAGATATATATCGAGGTTGTGAAGATGAGTAAACTATCCTCCCCAAGTGATTTTACCAACATTAACGTGAACTATTCCCAAGGTAGGGGATTCTATACTACTCACACCGATGTATCACAATTATTGCAAATAGCAGCATTCAGTTCTTCCACAACACCCTCAATTGCTGAAGTAGGTAATCTCATCAAGAGAGCAGAGGAAAGAGTTGATGATGTCGTAGGACATTCATATCGACCAGTAATATATCACAATGAGTTTCACAACTTTGAGTTCTTCAGACATGGGGCATATCCGATTCAGAGATACAAGGACTACGTTGGTTTTGTTCAACTAGAGAGAGCAGATGTTCAGAAGATAGTGAGACTAGAAGTTTGGAATGGTTCAGAATACATTGACCTAGCATCTGCAACTGCTAGAGTAAAAGTTCCTGCAACTCCTCAAAGTGGTGCTTGGGTCATAGCGTTAGGAGTTGGAGCATACACTTTCAACATAACAAAGGGAGTAGACTTCTTCGATAACTATGGACCTAAGACAACCGCTAGTCAGATAGCAGATGCAATCAATGAGGTCTTTCCACATAAGACTGCAAAGTTCACTGGTGAGACTGCTGCTAAATCTGTCACTGCGAATGGTGCTTCTTCAGTGAACATATCTGATTTCTTCTACGCAACGACAGACAGCGAAGCAGGAGACACAGTTGTAATCTCATCTTTGCTTCTGAGTGATGATGGTTCTGCTTGCACAATCTCATCCACAGTTGGAACAGTGACTTCGTTTACAGACCATCAAGACCAAAGAAGGCTTGGAGACTACTGGACAATGGGCAAGGATGGAAAGATATTCTTCAGACAAGAATACCCACACCTACATTCTAACTCAATAAGAGTCGTCTATGTAAGTGGTGAGTCTAGAGTACCAGCAACCATACAAGATGCAGCAACTAAGTTGGTTGCGGCTGAAGTCATACGACATGACGACAACTCCATTCTGATTGCCGAGACAGGTTCTAACATCGACCTAAAGACAAAGCACGACATTCTACTAGAGGAAGCCAATGCTATACTGAATGGAAAGAAGGATGTAATACATTTTATTCTGTGATACTATGACTGAAGACCTGAAAATCCTAGATGATATTGCAGACAACATTAGAGAATCTAGGGCTGTAATGGATGATTTATCGATATACGGTGTATCTTTAGGTATGTCCCAAGAGCAGATTGATGCGGAAGTCAGAGAGGCTATCATGTCCCATGTGGATAAAGTCTTAGAAAAAAGAATACAGAAGATACTTGGGTGATTGAATGGATGAAGTAACTTTGATTATTAGACTTCTACAAGACAACTGGACTTCTTCAGCCTCGGCCTTAGTCAGTGCTGGTGAGATAACCGCTAGTCACAATGCTACACCTAAGTTCATTGACATACGCTCGATAGAACCACAAGAAGGTAGGAGAGTAGACATAGACTCAGAATCGGTAATAGTGGTCTTTGAGGACAGTGCATCATCATCCTATCCGACTATCGATTATGCGGTCAGAAACGAGGACTTCACATTCACCTTGCATCTACGAGTTTTACATAGAAGGGACATGACCAGTAACACGTTTTCTAGGGATAGGTTACAGGCATTATACAAGATAGTCAGATACATACTTGAGAACAATTCTTTTAGGCCAACTGTCTATGCAACACCCGCCGATAACACTTCGGCGGTCTTAGGAGATGCAGATTTAATACGACTAACATCGAGAAGTGAAGCGAATGATAGAGGGAAAAGACTATTGGGATATAAGATTGGAGTGGAGTTAAAGCGGTTTGCGAGAGCGACAGTGTGAGGGAAAATAAATGGTAAGTAATGAAGTGTTTGTAGGTGCTAATGCACAAGTAGGTTTTTGTCCTGAGTTAGATTTGTTTTTCCCGAAGGGTGATATTGATACCTCCACAAAGACAGTATTCACATTATCAAGTGGACAACAAGGAGATACGTTACTTGTTGCAGACCTATATGCTGGATGTATGGCTAAAGTAGACAAGGATAACACTGACAATGAGACAGAATACAGGATGGTAGTATCAAACACTACTAACACAGTTACCCTAGATGCCGCCGTTACTTCAGGTGGAACTGGTACTCACAATCTAACTATAATGGCATTCGGCGCACCTGCCTACGCAAAGAAGACATCAGGGGGTTCTCCTCTTATTCAGTCAGACAACTGGGTAGGTCTTGTCAACACATTCACCCCACCTAACGTAGAGGTAGAGATGAAGCAACTAAACCTAGCAGTTGCTGGTGGTAGGAACTTCGATTACCAGTACAAGGGAGCAGAGACAGTCAGTGGCGGTTCACTCGACCTATCTCTGAACAACGGCTCTTGGTTGTATTACACTCTTGGTAAGATAACAAACCTAGCAGTTACAGCAGGTAGCAGTGGCTCAAACTCAGGTGCTAGTGGTTCACAGAACGGAATAGGTTTCACTGTTGGAAGTTCTAGTGGTAGAAAGATTGTAAGAGTGATAGGACAGAACATGTATCCTGAGATATTCGATGGTTCTGATAGTAGTGCAGAAGATATAGTAGACCCTGCTAACGTGCCGTTCAATGACAACGGTGCTACATTCAGTTACACTATTGAAGAAGCAGATAACGATGTTCTACCATCCTTCGCTCTTGATGTGGTATACAGGAAAGCAGGTAGTGGTGCTACATCATCTGCACTAGATGCACTCACACCTAATGAGAACATGTACTCTAGAATCTTCACAGGCTGTCAAGTGAACAGTCTAGCACTCAACTTTGAAGAGGGACAAGAACTCAAGTCAAGTGTAGAACTAGTAACAAGAAGAGCATTCGATGCACCTAATGGATACATACCACTAGGAGGAAATGGTTCTGACTTGACTGCTCCATCAAACACATCAGGCGGAACTGGTATGCACAATTACAGTGCAACACTGACTGACAACTATCCTTTCCTATTCTCAGACGGAACTATCACACTATTCGGTCAGTCTATGGCTAGAGTCAAGAGTGGTTCTCTGACAATAGCGAACAACCTGACACCTCAGAGGTTCATTGGCAACTACAACAGGCAAACCATGTCTGCTCACATACCCGGACAGAGAACATACGAACTCAGTCTAACCATGCTAATCACAGACACGAAACTTTGGGATGAGATGAGAAGTGCCAACGAATCAACTGGTACTCTACGATTGAAGTTTGAGAAAGATAGTGGTGAGAAGATAGACTTGCAATTTGCAGACTACACAATAAATTCAGTAAACGTGCCTTTCCCTGAAGACAAGGGTGCAGTAGAGGTAGAGGTAACTGCTTCTGCTAGAACTTTGAGTTCGTGCAACTACACTGGAAAGTGGGCTATTTACAACATCGGTGGTCAGGCAACAGGTAATTAGGAGGCGTGACCAAGTTAGGTAACGCTATCCTTTTTTCGATTCCACCAACACGTTTGTTTGTTGGTATATTTTGTAGGTGGAAAGAAAAATGACAGAAAAGAAAATTGTAAACGATAAGAACACGCTGTTCGCAAGAATGGCAACCGAAAGCCATCATCTCAGGGTTTCCCCTGATAGTGATGAGTACCTCCAAGTTTGGGTGAAAGAACCAACTTGGTTACAGGTAGAACAGGCATTGTCGTCTGTTATGGATATGGATTCCCAAGGTCAGACTATGGGAATCAACCTTAACAAGATGTATCGCTTTATGGTTGAGAACTTCGTAGAGAAGACAGACCCTCAACTATCTGCTACCGACTTAATCAGACTCAACCCGTACATCGGGGCGCAACTAAAAGAAATACTCCCAAATCCCTTCATGGACATCATGGGGGATGATACGGGAAACGAAAACTGATTCGGAGGGCTTTGAAAGGTGGGAGTGTGAATACAGAAGTGGGGATGAAGATTATGCTTTACTCCTACTGCTCGGCATTTCACGTTAACCCAAAAGACGCATATGAAACACCAGCATCCTTGATTAAAGAGATGCTAGAGATACATGGGGAAGTAAAGAAGATAGAATCGGAGGAAATGAATAAGGCATCAAAAGGGTCGTGAAGTAAATGAGTGATGTCAACAAGGAAATCAATGAGATTAAGTCTAAGTTTGAAGGCATTGATAGAGCAATACTTGACGGTTCAAAACATTTCAGAAGATTACAGGCTTCCGTTAGCAGTACGAATGACATACTCAAAAGCACCAATTGGGTCATCTTCTCCCGTTTCATATCAGGAACTCCCCTTTGGAGATTACAGAATCGAGTGAAAGCAAGCGTGATGCTCCTGAACGAGTATCTCAGCACATCGGAAAGAGCAAGGCTGAAGCAAGCAGAACAACTGAAGCAATATGCAGAGTTGGCTAAGTCTCAAAGAGAAATCAATGAGTTGAATGAGGAACTAAACGTATTCATCGAAAAAGGCAGTAAGATATCTCAAGAAGAAATCGCTGACTTGGAGAAGAGGTCAGAGATATTCTCAGGGTTGATGTTCAAGTACAACGATGCAAATAAGGCTGCAAGAGTATTGCAAGAAATAACACAAGACCAAGTGGATGCAACTAAGAAGATACAAGATGCAGCAAAGGCATCCCTAGAATTTGAGAAGGCTGGCTTCAAGGAGAAGATGAAACACTATTCAGGACTAACAAATGCTCAGAAGTCCTTCAGTGCGTTCAAGGAGATGTTGAACAAGAAGGAACTCAAACAGTATATGTTTGGTAAAGACAAGGAACTCAAAATTACTAATGCGATGAAGAAGAAAGCAGGTAAGTTAGGGGTAGATACAGAGGGATTACTAGACAAATCAGGAAAGGTCGCAGCCCCAAGAGAAACTCAAGGAAAAGACGGGAAACTGTATAGGTTCAATGCCAAGGGTCAGAGAATAAGTTCTAGGCAGTTTGACAAATTAAACGAACTTGCAAAGATGGCTAAGAAGCAGAATAGTATGAGAGCAAAGATGTTGGGTATGCTCAAAGCACCCTTCAAGGCTCTGAAGTCAATAGCGGCTGGTATAGTCAAAATGGTATTCTATGCTGCTGCACAATTCATGAAGATGCTTCTGCTTCTTATGGTGGTAGTTGCAGCATTCAAGTTCATTCAACCTTTCTTGGGTAACATATACGATGGTATCAAAACAATGGCAAGTGTATTCATGGCAAGTCTAGGGTTAGTCTATGACTCATTAGCGGCAATAGGAACTGGTGTGTATAACGTAGTCGCAGGAATAATGAACATGGATTTGATGCAGATAGCAGAAGGTATAGGCGGAATAGTGGTTGGTTTCCTTGGATTACTGGTTGGTCTTCTAAGTGCAACAGTAGGAACTCTATTAGCAGGTATTTGGGGATTCGTCAGCAGTCTGTTCATGGATGGCTTCAATAAATTAGGTGGTGGACTAAACGGTATCATTGGTGGAGTTGGTAATGTAATCAAGGGTGTATCGGGTGTAGTTGCAGCAATAGCCTTGGTTGTAGGTACGATTGGTCTGCTAGTTGGTGCTACCTTTGCTCTTCCTGCTTTACTAGTAGCAGGTATTGCCACTGTGATATATTTGGCAATAGACCCTCTAGTTTCTCTAATAACAGGAATAGTTAGTTGGATAAATAATCTACAAATCGTTCAGGATATCAAGGACTTCATCATGGATACTTTCATTGGAGATTTAATCACAGGAATAAAGGAAGCAGTATCAGGAATATTTGACAAGATACCAAAGCCTAGTGATGCAATAAAGGGAATAGCAGACAAGATACCGTTCTTGGCAACTGGTGGAGCAATAAAGAATTCAGGAATAGCAGTTGTTGGAGAAAGAGGGCCGGAGTTAGTTAACCTTCCAGCAGGTGCTAGAGTCAGTTCAAACAGAGACTCTGTTTCTATGATGGGTAGTGGAACTACGATAAACAACCATATCACTGTTCAAGTGACTGGTAGAGTTGGTGCTAATGATACTGAGATAAGAGACATAGCAAACAAGGTAGCGAAGGAAATCAACTCAAGAATGAATAGAACAGCAACATCGGTGGTGAAATTCTAATGGGAGTAGGAGACAATTATACGAACTTCAGCGTTTGGCTGGAACTACAAAGAAGAAATGAAGAAGGCGGAGATAGGGCAATCAACAGAATACCCTTGTTTGTGACTGAGATTCAGATAGCAACATCCAAGAGCGTTCCGACTATTCCTGTTCCGTTTGCGAGTATAGGAACTGGAAAGTCTGAGACACTGGCCTTTGATATGGGATTGGCAAGCAAGACGGTTAGTTTGACTGGGGTTTTCTTGAATCAGAAACTATCCAAGAACTCAGGGGAGACAGTTGTTCATCCTATACTATCGCCCTTTGAGATGGCACAGTTGATTCATTCCTATGTCGATAGCAGTGCAGCACAAGATGACCAAGCAATGAACAAACTGATTATTCTAATACCTAGCAGAGTAGACACTAACTTTCTACCGCATACAGATACTAGTGAATCAGATGATATCAACGCACTTCCTCAGATACCATTCACCTTTGAGAACAGAAGATACGATGAGAGATTCAAGAGAGTAGCGAACAACTACCTGCCATCTGCTCTAGAGATAGATGAGTCACCATTAGAGGCTTTCAGCAATATGGCGGAGGCTGAAGACCTCTTGGGTATGACTGGCTTCATTCGCTCTTTGAATACCACATTCAGTGGTGAGCAACCTAACGAGGTTGCCTTCAGTCTTGATTTTGAGATAGCCACAGTATTAGCGGAGAATCCGATTAACAGTTTGTAGGGATTACTATGGCATCAACAGCACATGTAGGAGAAAGTAGGGCATTGGTCTTTCCTGTAATGTGCAATGGATATCTACAATTGGATTACAGTGAGAGCAATACTTCTACCTACAAACACAATCTATGGGGTCACAAGGATGAGGGATTCACCTTTGAGGCAATAGTTTCTCCTTATGATGTGAATGGGATTGGTCACAGAACAAGTGGTCAAGGAAGGCTTGATAGTATCAAAACGCCACCTAGCCCAAACCTCTCGTTAGATGACCATGCAGATACAACCTCAAACTATCAGAGTGTCAGTTACTTCGGCTCAGGAAGAAACACACACAAGATGATGCTGTTTCACAATCCGTACTTTCAGTTCTACTTGGAAAACACAACTTCCTCTAACTTTAATCAACCATCAGAGTACAAACTCGTATGCAAGTTGATTTCAGGAAGCAAGACCCATACGATTGAGAGCGATGCAGTAATAACATCTTCAAACCGATTAAAGGGATACTATGACTCTGAAGGTTTCTATGATAATGGTGGGTTGGTATCAGATAAGACAGAACTATCTACAAGTGCTACCACAGCAAATGAACAAGCGACAATAACCATAAGTGGAAGCCTCGCTTCTTTCACAAACACTGCTGCTGTACCAGCAACATTGGGTACTGCTACATTCACAGTGAATAACCAACCGGGTTCTTCCCATCTAGATACTCCGACAAGTTCAGGGACTCCTCCCACTGGTAGCATTACAGTTGACAGCCTTTCTGCTACTGAATGCTTCAGTGAGTTTGCAGAAGAGAATAGTGGACTAGAAAATGTTCTAGAAGATGCGGTCAATGACAAATCGATAAAGATATTCAACGATGGAACTACTGCTGCTGATACATTCGTCTTCGTTCCTATTGCCAGTAATAATATGGGTAGTGCTAGAACTGGTGATAACTTAGCGACATTGTTGACTGGAACTGTTGGTACTCCTAGTGGGATACTACCGACATCAGGCATACCCAACAACAACATATACATTTTTGAGATAACAAATAATACAGTTGGTGGTGCTTGGCAGAATACCGACAATCTACAAACAGTAATAGGCACTAATAGTGTATCAGCAAATCTCACTGGGCTTAATCTCTATTCCAATAGTGTATCAGGCAAAACACTCAATCTTACTACAATTGTTGGCACTTCTACATCTACGCTTGCTAGTTACAACAACACTATCACAAGAGGAAGCACCTTGGCAAATAACGTAAGTGTAAGTGGTATGTCAGGAGGAGTGAATGCAGCATCAGGGAGCAATGTAAACTACTACATGACAGTTCAATTGAGAAACAGCATTGGTAATCTAGTTACTAAATACTTCAAGTTCTTCAATACTGGCACAAATGGTGCTGTCAATAACAGCACTACTAGCGTTTCTCCTACACATATAGTGAGAGTTGGTGGAAATACAAACAACACTGCCTCAAATCTATCGAGTGCAATCAATTCTGCCTTTAGTGGTACGAACTTTGCAGGGCCACAAGCAAGTGTGAGTGGTAGCGTAGTAACGGTCACATCTCCAAGCACATCGAATGTCGCTAATCAGGCTCTAGGAAGAGTCAGTAATTACTCTACTATCGTTAGTGTTAGTGGTAGTCAGTTTGGAGATTATGTAGCGGCAACTCCCGCAGTCACCCCTACTGCATTCATAACAATAACAGACTCTGCTGGTAATGCGATAAAATACAAACCAAGCAAGGGACATAATGGTGAAAGCACAGGCTCTACTGGAACTGAGAATAGTGGTGTCACATACTTTCTCAATGATGCTAGTAGCACAACAAATACTGCAACTAATCTAAGGACTGCAATAGCCAGTGCAAATGGTCATGCTCAGTTCAGCCCTGCGATGAATGCATCCTCAAGTAGCAATGTAGTGACTGTCACAGCAACTGCACCAACTGGAAGTCATGCATTGGCTAGAACATCTAACATGTCCTCACAGGTTACTTTGTCTTCATTCAGTGGTGGTAGTGGCAATTCGTTTACCGTCAGTTCAGGTGAGGCTGATGGTGTTGGTGCTGGTAATCAGGTCTTCAACAATGCAGGTGTACTAGTCGGAACTGTTTCATCAGTAAGTGGTAACAACATCACCCTAACTGCTTCACCCGCTACGCCTATTACCTCAACTATGTATGTATCACAACCGAGAGAGGCACTGTATCTTGAGCAGTTGAATAAGGTATCTTGCTCTTTCGATAAGAGACACGTTAACCTTTACTTGAACAATGTGCTAGTGCAGAAGAAGAGACTAGACATTGAGAACTTTGAGTTTGATGATGTGGATTGCTATATAGGACAAGATGGCTCAAACACGAATACTCAGTTCATGGGTGAGTTATATGAAGTCTCAATGCACAAAGGACTTCAGCCATGTGCCACTATATCCACTTTGACACCTAACTTCGGTGATACATTGTTCTACTATACCTTTGGTGATTGAGATGGCTAAGGCAAATGGAACTTTTACCTATCCGATGTCTTCTCAGAAGAATATCGCTGATGCTGGTTCAAATTACGATAACATACTATCTGAGTTCAGCACTGGAACAGCGTTCAGAGATGTGACTGTCAATCCCATCCTGAAGACAACTCATGTTGACTCAGAGAATATTACCTCATCAGTTACTTCAGTGCCATCAGCGATATTCACTGAAATAAGAAAAGGACCACATGATAGCAGCATTTCAAATGACTCAAATACAGGAATAGGAAACAGAATACTGCCTGTAAATACAACTCTTTCTGATTATGGGACTGCTAGAGACAATTCTCCTCCGTTCAAAATAAAGGTGTATAGTTCTGATATAAGTGATGATACTAACAGAAAGTTCGTCTACAATACTCAAGATGCACCTTTCTCTAATGTTCTAGGTATTGACATAGACAATTATGACTACTTCATTCTACTCAACCCATCCATAATACAAGACACTAGTTCTACGACTCAGACATCTGTTAGACCACATTTTGCAAAAGTAACAGGAATAACTAGTTTCGATGAGTTTGGGGATGGATTAGAGTTCTCACCTAAGTATCCAGTACCAATACCAAAAGGAACTCAGTTTGAGGTATTCAAAGGACCAGCAAAGACAGCGACTGATGTAGTTGCTGTCAGTTATGGTCTAAGAGGAGATGCCAATGCAAACACTGACAACTACGATGTGCTTAATTTCGTAAGCAAACCTACGTTCTACTTTTACAATGATAGACTTGAACAGGATGACCAGTTAGACTACATGGAGAAGTACACTCTAACTAGGCTACGGTGGTTCTCTACTCTAACTAACATAACAATCACGGATACTGATGCACACACCAAATATCAAGAAGGCAGTAGTTCTGTTAGATTTGAAGTCGCAAATTCCAGTGATACGGATAAGTTGTGTGAAGGAATGTCCATCTTCAATAGCAGTAACGTATTTCTAGGAAACATCAAGGATATTACTGGAAATTTCTTTCAATTGGATTTTGCTAGAATCGCTATAAGTGCAGATACAAGTAATTCTCAGACATACAAAATTGGTAGGGGAATACAGAACGTAGTATTCAGAACTGAAGCGAAGATAAAAGGAGCAATACCGAACAAGGGCAGACAGAAGTTGGATGCAATACTTGTAGACAATTTGAGAAACACGGACAACTCCGATAATAACTTCAACCCTTCCTTTTGGAGAAAGGCATTCACCAATATGAGAAGACATGAGCAAGACAGCACTACTGCTACTGTTGACGCAAATCACTTTGATGGAGAGTTGAATGGTCCTGCGAGATACATAACATCAGACCCAAGACCCTTTAGAAATGATAAGATAAGCCCGATGTCAGATATCATAGTCAATAGCCCAAGAAACAGAATGAGCAAGATTGCAAAAATGATAGGACTCAATAACTCAGGAATGTTACCTCATAAAATACAAAGAGGGCAGAAACTCAAAATCCTTCACACTAAATTCAGTGATAAGACCACAATGAAAGAACTACCAGTATTGGCCTCTAAGACTACTGGTGCAAATACTATCACTTTCACACAGATAGATTCAGCCCATGACTATCAACTATCTGAGAAACTACCAGCGAACTCAATCATAGAGATAGGAGACTACCATTATGTTGTTCAGTCATTTGCTAGTAAAAGTTCAGGTAGTCAGGTTCTAACAACCAAGGCTCGCAAGACGAAAACAGAGAACACTTTCAGTTCAGGAGCAACAGTTCATGAGTTCACGAATGTAGTTCCAAAAGTTGTATTTTGGACAGGCGTACTAAATACCGATGGTTTTGACTCTGAAACTGATGTCATATATGCAGACAATCACCGATTGTCCGTATCAGATTCTACAATTAACAAGGAAAATACCAAGTTTTACAATTCAAGAATTACTTTCAATTCACTTTCACATCATGAGAACCTCGTTGACTTCATTGATAGAAACATGCAATACGTCAAGATTCAAGACGCAAGTAGGAAGTTCTATCAGAGTTCCAACATTCAAAGGTTCTACTATTATGATAACTCATTCAGTCTTCAACAAGAAGCATTCAGTGGAATAGTGGAATCTACTGATAACATGACTGAGAATGGACTATCCACCATGATTATCGAGGGTAGAGACAACTCATCTGCATTACTTAACAAGTTGGTGAATAGAAATCTCAATCATACTGAGGATATGCTATTCAGCAGTTTGAACCCTGTTCTTCCTC